GTTTTATATTGATGCAGATACTAGACGCATATCTAATGATTTAAGATATGAGCCTAGTCGTGACGAGTCGATGGTTAATGCGAAGGACACACGTAAGACACGTTTGACCTTAAGGCAGATTAACGAGTTGCGTAAATCAAGCGAAGCACACATCTTAGAGCAAGAAGGTGAATTAGAATTTATCCACACAATGTACGCAACGCCGCCGGCGCCTGCTGTATAAATATATCAGAATACAAATGCCTTGGAAACGAGGCGTTTTTATGGCCATTATACCACCATTTTTTAAATAAAGTGTAAATATTATACAGCCTTGTACAACCATCACAGGAGATTATTAATGACTGATCGTACGCAATTTGAAGCCATGCTAGAGGCATTGATCAATGAAGATCAAGAAACAGCAAAAGAAATTTTCCACAATATCGTAGTAGCGAAATCTCGCGAAATCTACGAAGAATTGTTGGCAGAAGACTTTGATATCAGCGAAGGTGAAAACCCATTCGCAGGTAAAGAAGAGGAAGAGGAAGAAGAAGAAGGTGCTGATGAATTCGGTTCCGAAGAAGACGCTGGTGAAGAAGAAGAAGGCGGTGAAGACGAGTTCGGCGCCGACGAAGAAGGCGAAGAAGAAGGTGAAGACGATATGTTCGGTGGTGAAGAAGGCGAAGAAGGCCTAGAAGACCGCGTTATGGACCTAGAAGACGCACTTGACGAATTGAAAGCAGAATTCGAACAGCTAATGGCTGGCGAAGAGCACGAAGAAGAACAAAATCCAGATATCCATGGTGGTGAACTAGACGGTCTACCAGGTATGGGCGACGAAGGCGACGAAATGGGCGCTGGCGACGAAATGGAAATGGAAGGTGACGAACTACAACAATTCATGGAATATGTTGACAAAGTAGCACTACCGAAGCACGGTGATAACGGTGTTAACACACGTTCAGCTGTTGCTAAACCAAACAGAATGGGCGGCACATCCGCTAACATGACTAAGTCATTCTCAACAGAGAAGGGCGGTACAGAAGGTGGATTATTGAAGCCTAGTACACAAGAAGAGAACTTTGGAAACGTAAACGTACCAGGCGGCAACGCAGGTAAGACAGCGTTTAAAAAGAAGGAAGCTGGTCACGGTGCTGAGAAGAAAGGCGCTGGCGAAACAGCCGACAACAAACGTAGTATCGTAGGTTCGAGAAAATAATGAAACCATTATATCTCCGAGAGAATCTAAGTTTCAACGAAGCCAAGATGGTCGTTGAATCTGATGACAAAGAAGGAAAAAACTTATACATGTCCGGGATTTGTATCCAGGGCGGTATTCGTAACGCTAACCAGCGTGTGTATCCTGTGAATGAGATTGGCAAGGCTGTCAAAACGCTGAACGATCAGATTCAAAACGGCTATTCAGTTCTCGGAGAAGTTGATCACCCGGACGATCTAAAAATTAACCTGGACCGTGTATCACATATGATTACTAATATGTGGATGGATGGTCCTAATGGTTACGGCAAACTGAAAATTTTGCCAACCCCTATGGGACAGCTAATTAAAACTATGTTGGAAAGCGGAGTTAAATTAGGTGTTTCGTCACGCGGATCTGGAAACGTCAGAGATGATGGTTCTGGTGAAGTATCAGATTTTGAGATTATCACAGTAGATATGGTAGCTCAACCTAGTGCTCCGGGAGCATATCCTACACCAATTTATGAACACCTGATGAATAGTCGTGGTGGTTATAATGCCTTGCGTATAGCGCAAGAGGTGAAGGGTGACCCGAAAGCACAAAAATATCTCAAAGAGAGCCTATTAGCAATAATTGGCAAACTCCAATAAAAGGAGAATCACATGTTGGATGCACTAAAAACGTTATTTGAAAACAATGTGATTTCGGAAGAGATCAAGCAGTCGATTGAATCAGCTTGGGATTCTCGTGTAAACGAAAATCGCGAACAAGCTGCTCAACAACTACGCGAAGAATTTGCCCAACGTTACGAACACGACAAGAAAACTATGGTAGAAGCTGTTGATCGCATGATCACAGATCGTCTAGCAGAAGAGATTGCCGAGTTTGCTGACGACCGCAAACAATTAGCAGAAATGAAAGTCAAGTACGCTCAAAAAATGAAAGCAGATGGTGCGGTTATGAAGGAATTCATTAGCCGTCAACTAGCTTCTGAAGTTAAAGAGCTACATGAAGATCAAGTTCAAATGGCTAGTAAGTTCGGTACATTGGAAAAGTTTGTAGTTGAAGCTCTTGCTCAAGAAATCGCAGAATTTTACAAAGACAAACAAGATTTGGCTGAAACCAAAGTACGCCTAGTCCGTGAAGGACGTGGACAACTTAAGAAAGTTAAAGAACAGTTTGTACAACGTGCAGCTACAATGGTCGAAAGTGTTGTTGATAAGAGCCTACGCTCTGAATTAGGATCACTAAAAGAAGACATTGAAGCAGCTCGTCGTAATGACTTCGGTCGTAAATTATTCGAGGCTTTTGCTTCGGAATATCAAACTAGTTACCTTTCAGAGAAATCTGAAACTGCAAAATTACTCAAGGTCATAGACATGAAAGAGTTGGCAATCGCTGAAGCTACACAAGCAACAGTCGCAGCTAAGTCACTAATAGAAAGTAAACAAGCAGAAATTGCGACTTTGAAAGAAGCGCAAGAAAGAAAAGCAATCATGAATGAATTACTTGCCCCACTTAACAGTGAGCAGAAAGAAATCATGGGTGAATTGATGGAGAGTATCAAGACTACACGTTTATACGAAAGTTTCGATAAGTACCTACCGGCTGTTATCGCTGGCAAGGCTCCACAAAAACAAAAACAGGCACTTGTAGAGGCTAAAGAAATTACAGGAAACAAAGTTTCCAACAGCAATCGTAGCAGCGAGAGCGATAGCAACATCGTTGATATCCGTCGCCTTGCTGGACTAAAAATTTAAGGAGAATTTAAATGTCAGAACTACTAACAGGCCGTTGGGCAGAAACTAAAGAAGCACTTTTAGAAGGCCTACAAGGCACTAAAAAATCTGTAATGGGAGTCACATTAGAGAACACTCGTAAGTATCTAATTGAATCACCTACAGCAGGTGCTACCTCTGCCGGCAACGTCGCAACCCTAAACCGTGTTATTTTACCGGTTATTCGCCGTGTTATGCCAACCGTTATCGCTAACGAGTTAGTTGGTGTACAACCAATGACCGGTCCAGTCGGTCAAATCCATACATTACGTGTACGTTACGCTGATAGCGGAAACGGCGTAGTAGCTGGTGAAGAGGCACTAAGCCCATTCAAGATTGCAGAAGCTTATTCTGGTAACGACAGTTCACCAGCTAAAGCAGCTTCTACAGCTACTCTTGAAGGTCAAGCTGGTAAGCGTATGTCTATTCAAATCTTGAAACAGACAGTTGAAGCTAAGACACGTAAGTTGTCAGCTCGCTGGACGTTTGAAGCTGCTCAAGATGCACAAGCCCAACAAGGTATTGACATCGAAGCAGAAGTAATGGCTGCTCTTGCACAAGAAATCACTGCTGAAATCGACCAAGAAATTCTAGCTTCTTTAGCTAGCCTTGCTGGTTCAGCTACTGAGACTTTTGACCAGAACCAAGTATCAGGTACTGCTACATTCGTAGGTGACGAACACGCTGCTCTAGCTGTTCAAATCAACCGTGTATCTAACTTGATCGCACAACGTACTCGTCGTGGTGCTGGTAACTGGTGTGTTGTATCACCATTTGCTTTAACAATCTTACAATCTGCTACTACTAGCGCATTTGCTCGTACAACAGAAGGCACATTCGAAGCTCCAACAAACACTAAGTTCGTTGGTACATTGAACAACGCTATGAAAGTTTATGTTAACACATACGCACTTGACTCAACTGATGTTCTTATCGGTTACAAAGGTGCTTCAGAGTCAGACGCAGCAGCATTCTATTGCCCATACATTCCATTGATGAGCTCTGGTGTTGTTCTTGACCCATCAACATTCGAACCAGTCGTATCATTCATGACACGTTATGGTTATGTTGAGTTGTCAAACACTGCTTCTTCTCTAGGTAACGCAGCTGACTACTTAGGTAAAGTTGCTATCCAGAAC